TCAATGTGCTCTGGCGATACTGGTTACCAATGTCGTCAGTACGATCTGCCCAGCGAACGAATGATGCTTCTTCTCGACACCAAGGTGAAACGTTTTGACCGTCAAAGAACGGAGTAAACTTAGTGTTTGGTTTCAAACCTTTAGCATGGAAATAAACTTTCCTAGAACGCATCCAAGGTATTAATGCAATATCGATGCACCTTCCATTAACAATAGAACGTAGCGAGTCAGAAGAAATTACGCGAGAAACGAATTTACCATTAGATGTTTCGGTCGGTACAGTGCTAAACGTTGAGTTGTACTTTTCATTACCGAATAACGCGCGACGTTGTTGTTCTCGTACTTCACGCAACTTATTTCTAGGTTTCTTACTATAGTCTAACTGAATGTCTTCAACACTACGACCGCACCAGTTCCACATCCAGTTATTCCAAAGGAACGCTTGCCTTCGGTCTACTCTATTTGCACCACCGATAGCAGTTTCTGCTTCTTCTATGGACTCTTTCCACTCATCGGAAGAAGGGGAAAGTTTTAGCGTGCCTACATTATCAACAAGTCCAAATGGATTAACTTTAACTGAGCGGGAGGCGAGTGACTGGTATGCCCATTCTGCAGAATCATAGTTCAAATAAACTTGATCTCCGCTCTTGACGACGTTATTTCCGACTGGATTTAAAGCGTCGTCCCAAACCAAACGAATATTGTCCTCGTCTACAGATGGACGAATGAGTCGACTTTCTGGATCGATTGATGCGGCATAGTCTGGGTTGTTAGTATCGGCACCTGTTTGATCTGAGAAATCATCGACGAATGAACCGCTTTCGGCACGCTCATCTCCATCGCTATCTAGCGATGCGCTCATGCGTTGTTCAAGTTCAAGTAACGATAACGTGGTATACTCTTCTAGGTGATCAAGTTTTGCTTCGATCTTGGCAATGTCTGCCATCGTATAACGTTTGTGCTCGACTGGTGTTGCTTGAAGGTCGTTCTCGTCAAGTGTATTCGCATTCAGTACAACTTTGTACAACTCTAAGGCATTATCTGGTGTCGGTTTAAACTGCGGTTTTTCTGCCTGTTGACCCATGAGTAACTGAATATCACCTTCTTGAGTTACGATCAACTTGTCGGCACGAGGCAAGAAATAACTTACATCTGCTGTAATATTTGTACCGTTACGAGGCAACTCATGAACGTTCGAGAATGTACCACCGTTTTGATCAGGGCGGAAGTCTAAGTAATTAAAGAGACTGACTTCTGTGCCATCTTGTAGTGAGTGCGTAGGAATATCTTTATAATCGATAGCATATGAGGTTGCGTCGTAGAAATCGCCCGCGCCACGTAAGAAGTGCGAGTAATTCACATAGATCTGACTTGGTGCTGAATCCTGAGAGTTTAGAATTAGGCGTCCATCAGCATAGAAGTTATCGCGTTGACCGTCGTCCAAAGTAACTCGATCAAGCATGTCGAATCCAGCACTGTTTTGATTCCTTACAGAGTCGACTTGATAAATGTCTGGGTCACCGAGGTCATAGTAGTTGTAAGTGTTACCCAGTCCGTCAGTGGCAGTTTGTACTGAAATCGTATTGATTGTTGACGTCAACGTCTTCGCTTTACGAGTAGCAGTCTTGGAATAGTAATACAGAACTTCATATGTTTTACCGGCAGTCAACCCTGTGATCTGAGCATCACGCCCACCGTTAGAAGTAGTTGGACTAATTGTCTGGAATGATTCGTCGTCAGCAGCAACAACCCATAGCGTCGTATCAGTATATGCTTCGCCAACTGGCAACTGAGACATAGTAATTGTGCCACCAGTAGCAACCTGTGACTGCCTTGCTTGTACAGTCATTGTAATGTCTGAGAATGATTCTGGACGAGGTCTAGCAGTTGGAAACAACAAATCGTTGTCAGTTGTTTGGAAGAGTCTTGCAGAAGTTCCTTCTAGGACTAAATCAAAATAATCGCTAGTAGATGAACCGATACTACGCGCATCAGATAATGATTGATTCGCATCTACTTGCACGTCGAATACGTATACTCGGTGGAATGCTCCATCCTTTTCTACCGCACGAATTCTTGCAGTACCTATATTCCCTCCCGTTCCACCAACTGTATCATACAAATTAACTTCAGAAAAGTCAAGGTCCGGAAGACCGCGACAATTGTCAGTAAGGAAATAGTTGCCGTATACCGCAGGAATAAAATCGTTAACGATTGTTTCTGTTTCTAATGAGCGAGGAACATTCAATTTAACTGGAGATGCATTCTCAACACGATAACCGTTTACATATGCAGTTCCTGCAGATACAACGAGGTCAAGGTTTGAGTCGCCAACAACACCATCTTCGAAATGAATGGCGAATGGGTTTACGATATAGTCGCCGGACTCTTCGTTAGTACGAAGCGCCATTAACTCATTTATCTTATTGTATGCATCTGATTCTTGAATCTCTTCGACGATCTTTGAGTTTTCAATTCTTGCGAGGAAAACAAACGTGTCGTCAGACGTTACCTGATCTTCTGTAGTCAACGTTAGTTTGATTCGGTAGCGGTCTGCCCCAGGAGAAGCAGTGTTGACAATACCAGCAGAGTTATCGTAGAGAGCAGTTGTATCGTTGACTGTGATTACTTCTTGTTCTACTTTAAAACCTACAACTGCATCTGCTGTATTAGAGTATGGCGACAAGAGCAGAGACTGAGCGTTGGCGTGCACGAAACGACCAAGTACAAAAAAGTCGCCGTCAAAAACATCAAACCGAACGCCCTTACCCACCGCACTTGGAGTTTCAGTGATCAATTCATAGGTGTCGCTCAAGTTGATAGAGTCGAGAGTTTCGCCGTCACCGAACGTGGCAGGTGAATCAGATATAACAGCACCGCCACTATTAATGTACTGTACATACAGAGTATTGAATGTGAAATCTCCACCAAGAGGTTCAACTCGAATGACCTTCGCCTTCACGCCTGTTGTTGGATTTTGAAATACAGTACCGAGTGGAATGTCAGCGAAGTCGCCTCCTGCATTTACAGAAGCAATTTTAATATAATCCAGATCAGCATTAATCGTTGAACCGCCCGAAGAAACCGCAGCACCTTCTTTGAATACGTTGCGACCGAATCGCCCCATCTCTTCATAGATTAGTGTCTGAAGTTGCGTTAGTTCTCTCGCCTGTAATGCTCGACCAGAATTAAATAGAATTTGATGATAATTATCGTTCTCTTTATAATCATCATTATAAATGCTAGGGAGCGTGCTTGATGTAAATGTCGTTGCCATTTTTTATCCTAATTCAATAACTATTCGAATGTCTTCGGTTTGGTCTTCTGATCTATCTACTGCTGGTACATTATTTAGGTATAAAATATCACCCGAATATGGATCGATATCCGGATTGTTTTGTGACAGAATTGATGCGCTTACTATTCCATCGGTAATCGACAATCCGTTTGTAAAAGATTCAAATTCAGTTTCAAGGTCTTGATAGTAATACAATATATCGTTTGGCACATCATGGAAAAATACTTTTCCGGTAGCAGAACCAATGCTCGTAGAGAAAACTGTATCCTCGGCGAACGTTCCTGTTGCTGAGAGAGGAGTCAAGTTGAAACTCTTCATTGCGATTCCAGTGTTCGCAACAAAGGAACCGTCAGAGTCATATACTTTCGGATTACGAATTAGCGCCACCTGACGAAAATCGTTTTCAGTTAATAGAGCGTCTTTTTCATCCCCTTGAATGTCTACCTGCAACATGAGAGATTTAGACTTCAATGAAACGACTGGATCTGCATTCAGTCCACCCTTTGGGGCAAACACTGGAGTTAATAATGCACCATCCCCTCCAATAGGATCCGCTGCAGCATAATCATATCCAGAACCGTGACTGAATAAACCGCTGGTATCAGAGTCAACCGTTACTGAAACAATAGAACCAGAACCATCTAAGTCAGCAGTAAATGATGCGCCAGTACCGTTCCCGCTGATCATAATTGGAGCGACTCCTAAATAATTGACACCTGCTGAGTCTATCTCTAATCGCAGTATCTCGCCGTCAACTGCACTGTCTTGCAGTCTTAATTGCTGTTCTTCTTGAGGAATTCTAGTTAATCCTGTGACGCCTGTGACCTTTTTTACAGGAGTGTACTTGGTAGTCCTGAAATTGTTATAGGCGAGGTTGCTTATTGTATACATGTATCGCCAATAATACCCGTCACTTGTGTTGAATGTAAACGGTTTTTGATTAGCAAGCGAAGATGTTGGTTCAACAGTTGATGATGTATTAGGAGAGTCTACGCAGATAAAAACTTCATTGTCTGCGTTAACAACATAGAACCTAGACTGATTCGGGTCTTTTTCAGAATACGCTTCATAGGTGTCATTAGACCGCCAAGTTACTGTAGGAATTACAAACGATGCGTTGCTCAGAACTTTAACCATCTGCATGCTGTTTCTGAATTTGAATTGTTCTTCCCTTGAATCAACATTCACGCCCGAAGTAAAATCAGTGGATCTTCCGATAGCAACATAATAGTTACTGGATGAAGAGTCTCCTTCTAATACGTCAGACCTTAAATGGTCCAATAGAAATTTTCGAAGGTCGTTTGTAACTGATGCGGTCATATTCTATTCTCTCACCATTATGAAGTTATTTATAATGTATCTGTGATAATCGCAGAAGCAGTTGATGCTTCGTCATCATAGATAAGGATATTATTTCTTTGAGGATTAATCGTTGCTTGATTCGCTGGGAGTGCATTGATCTTAAAATATGTTCCTGAAATCAAACTACCAGTAAACCCTGACAGAACAATTGTTCCTTCGGAAGGATAAAAGTTTCCAACGTTATCTACCTCGGATTTACCCGTCGAAGTATCGATGACTTCAATAATAGTCGTATCGATTCTGTTACGTAAGAAACACACCTTTCCGTTAAAATAGAAATTGGTTGATTTAACTGTATACGCATCTTCTTCTTCAGTTGCGATAGAAGAAGGGAAAGCGATAGTATAACTGTCGACGCCAGACTGAGGAGTAAATCTATTTTGCATTCTAACTGTTGCTCGACTCGAAAGTACCGACGGATCAGTTTCATCAATTTCTGTCAGCATATTTGATCGTCTAAATGATTGATCAAACTTTCCTAAGTTCGTGTCAAAATAATTCTTCATAGTTTGACCGACTGAAGTCTCGATCGCTGTTTGAGAAGAAGAAGTAAGGTATGGATTAAATTGAAAAACAGTTTCTACTTCGAGGAAAGTGCGATTAGGTTCTACGAACTCAATATCAAACGATGCAACCGAGAGATCTTTTGCCAAGTTAGTGATATTCCCTTTCGTCGCCTCTTGTACAGTCGCATTGTCTGTTTCAAAATCGATCGAGATGAATACCGATCCATACCTCGGAGGAATGTTATCTTCGCCGCCCCAAGACTTAATGTCTGAAATCTGATTCGGGAAATTCCGTAAAATTAATGCTGAATAATCTTCTGCTGTCACCATACGGTTTTGTGCAGCATAAAGGTATGGTGCATTTTTACGAACCGATTCTATTTCTTCTTTTAACGAACCGGCAGAAGAACGTGCTACAGTTATGGCACCAACATCAAACCCACCCAATTGATTGTTAGGTTCAAATTGATATGCGCCGTTTGCTTCTGGACCAACCACTGTGTCATATATGATCTGAATTCTATTTCCGGCAGAAGGAACTTGATTCGTAACAACGCCATTGCCAAAGGAAACTTCATAGAATCCGTTAGGTGTTTCTTTGATTACAAAAATCCTAGAATCGCCAGTGATGTTAGTCACGTCATTAATGTTTAGATAGAGGTCATATATTGAAGTTGAAGTGTTTTCGTAGACTCTAACTCGAACAGATTCTAAATCAAGGTTGCTCACAGGAATGATGTATGTATCAGTTTCTCCAGTAATTCCTGCGATAAAGTTCTTGCTCTTTGCTGTTCCCTCGTAAATTGGTATATTAACGCTTCCGTTTAAAGTGAAGTTAAAAGTTCCTTCATCATTTGTCGCTGTTAACGCTTCTCTTGTACGGAAGGTGTACGATTTGTTATTTACAGTTGTTGAAAATGAGAAACCTGCTGGTATCGTCTTAGTAGAAATTCCGGAAGGATCGTATACTGACAGATTGACAACAGCAACAGATGCTGCCCTTGACCCTACAGTATAACCTAAACTTCCCGCCAAACCTACAATAGAAGAACGCAACTGAGCAGTAGACAAAAACGATTCGTTCAACGCGAAGTTAGCGAGTAGTGCATTTTGATGCGTGTTGTATGCAAGGACGTCCAGCAAGTTAGAGAGACCAGATGCTTCAAAATTATAGTCTGAGAACTCCCCGCCTTCGACGAAATACGTTTTTAATTCATTCTTGATCTGATTAAAGTCTAGGTCTGCAGATCGGATAGTGGTTGCCATTTGTCTTCTCCAAATTCATAACAAGTTTATTTATATACAAAAAAGGGGACCGAAGTCCCCTTATTTCATAATTGTCAGTAATTATGGATTGGTTACGATGATCACACCATCCTGAGTAATTACATATTCTTCTAGAGAACCTTGCATGTATACCGCATTAGGTGGTACAATTACACCATTAACGACACGGTCAACGCCAGCAGGGTGGTTACCAGTAATGTCAACCTCATCGATAAGACCCAGAATGAAGATAGTAGCATCGTTTACATCTTCGTAAGATGTTAGGTCAATAGAGTTAGTGTCAACAACATCAACTTCAACTTCTAGGAGTTCGCCGTTCTGCTTCATGATACCGATAGTGAACGCATAAGGGTTTGGCAACGCAAGGTTGTGATTAATCCTTACCGCAGTATCTTGAGGAAGCGTAATGTTTTGCTGATTGTATGCCTTAACCTCTGGTGACTGTTCACGATAAGCAATACGTTGATCAACCAGACTGAAATCAGAATCGTTGTTGTCTATTCCTTGTTTCAGTTCATTCATCGCCGACACTAGGTCTTGCGAAGAAGTATTAAGTGATCCGGAACCTACTGCCGATTCGAGATTCGTAATGTTTAGTTCTTCATCAGTCAACCGATTATCGATGCCATTAAGTTCTGTATGAACTTCATTAATTGCGCCGACCAAGTTCGATTCGATTGTATCGAGGTTTCCAATGACACCGACATCTGCTTGAAGTATATCGATCTCAGTTTCATTAACAGTCAGACGACTCGCTTGTAAACTCTGTTCTGTTTCGAGAGCACCTAAACGAACGTCTTGATCCGAATCGGAACTTTCGAGTGTACCGAGTCGTGCTTCAACGATGCCCATCTCTGACTGAAGAGTTGCAAGATCATTGTCGTTTGAAGTGATCTCGCTTTGTAGACTAAGAATATCAGAATCATTTAAATTGATCTGAACTTGCAGGTCAGCATGAACGCCTTCATAATATCTTAGGTCAGATTCGTAGTTCGTTACTCTAAACTGTAATGCAAAAATTTCGTTAGCATTAAGATTAATAGCATTTTCAGCGCCAACGTTTTCCGTATCTGCATCAGACGTGTTGTCATCTGCTAGTCTGTAGTCTGAATCAAGTACATTGATTTGACCGTGTAACTCATTGATCGCTGCAACAAGAGAAGAAATATCGTCAGTTTCGAGCGAATCTACATTACCGACATTAGTCTGTAGCGAGAAGACATCAGATTCAATAGCAGCAGAACGATCCGACGCATCTGAATCAGTATCGAATAACTCATTGATCGCTCTGGAGAGAGTTTGTTGAACTGTAGAAAGAGAAACGCTTGGATCAATAAACAACTCGAGCGCATTAATCTCGCCAGATGCTGAGTCTGCTCTTTCTTTTAATTCGTTAATCGCATCAGCGATGTTTAGATTTTCAGTCTGTAATGGTACTGTCGATCCAGCAAAATTCTTAAGATCTGAAATTTCTGATAGGTTCGCTGTATGTGCAGCGTTGTTGGCGTCGATCTGTTGTCTGTATGTCGAACCAGCAAATACTGCTGGTGTAACAATACCATTGCCGACACCGGAATCAAATTCTTCTTGAGAAGCAATCTCTACGTGACCGCGTTTCTCTGTTGTTGCAGGTCCGAAGTTAGTCTGAAGGACGTAAGCGAGCGAAGAATCCCAGAAGAGAACGATATCGCCAACTTCTACCTTGGCGTTTGGTTCGAAAGTTACTCCGGTCTTTGAAAGCGTACCGCTCTGCGTTACGACATACTGAAAACCTTTGGACGCGACAACATCTGCAGTATCAGCATTTGTAGGAGTAATTGGTCCTTGATAAGAAACGTCGCCTTCTAAGTCAAACGAAACAGGTTCGTATTTCTGTGTTGCGCCGCTGTAGATGAAGAGTGCTTGCTCTTCAACATCAAAGATGATGTTACCAGCGCGAGAAACTCCTGTTGAGTTTTCTAGTTGTGCTAACTGACCTTCTAAGAGAAGTCTTCCGGCACTTGTTACGTTCTGAATACGAGCGCCAACAAGTTGACCCAATCCTGTTAAGGATACATTACCTTCAAATACAAGGTTATTAAGTCTTGGCATCTTTTTTTCTCCAAAAAATGTTTTTTTGTTTTTATGATATGGAGATAACGACTGTCGCCGAAATTAAATCAAGATTATGTTCTATGATATATTTATAGGCAAACCAGTTTCAGTAGTAATGAGGTCGTCATTATTTTCGCGAATGAGAACTCTCGAACGATCGGATCTGAGTCCTGTATCAATAGTAATAAACCTACCGCCAGAAGTAAGGAGGCTGCCTAAATCTTTATCAGATCGATCCATATTAAATGCATTGTCTAAGAGTATTCTTCCTTCAGGATCTGGAGTTGGCGTTGCAGGTAGTTCTCTATCAAGGATGAACGGTTCCCTAAAGTTCATACTCAAGGATTCCGATACATTAGTATTTATAATTCTAAATTCTAGGGTGACAGAAAGCGAGTAATTATCCGGATTCGAGAACACCTTTATATTTAGTATTTTTGCTCTTGGTTCATATCGCTCAATCGATTTTTTTACCAGATCGATTACTTCATTTCCTGATGCTTCGTCGATCAACTCGAACAGTTTGGAACCTAAGTTCGCACCAAAGGCAGGGCGATATGGTTTCTCGAAGCGATTCGTCATCAGCAAATTTTTAATTGACTGCTTGACTGCTGCGGCATCAGTTTTCTTATAGATGTCGCCTTTACCTTCTTCGCTTATGATGTTTGTATTCAGAGACAAGTCAATATCTGAATACAGACGCTTCCTTGTGACACGAATACTTGTATCTAAATTAGCGTCTTCGTATGAGAATACCTTTGCCATTTCTATTTCTCTTCAAATAATAGTATTTAGTCATCTTCTGGCAAGATTTCTAATAATTCATTAACTGTTTGTAATGCACCGTTGTAGGTTGTCTCGAGTCCGTAGCGATACGAAACGTCCCACGAGGTAGGAACCTCCGGCATTTCTAGGATAATTGAACAGGTGAGTTCTCCGCTTGGATCAAAGGTGTCATAGTCCAGCGTCAGTTTATCATAGTCTAGATAATCTTTCCAGAACACTGCGAGGTCAAATGACTTGCGGGGATCAGTCTTACCGTTTTTGTCAATCAGTTGGTAACCGATGGCGCGACCTGTTCTTCTCAAATCATTAATGCTGCCACCCGACGGTTTCTCGCCAGTATAAAGAGGGACTCGAGCAATCCAACCATCCGGTCCTTCGCCGTATGATCCGCGCGGAAACTGTTTCGCCAGTGTTTTCGCTGCTTTTTCTGTACCAGCATTAAGTTCAGATATCTCGAAGTCTGGATTAGGTTCATAGATACCATCAGAAACGACTAGTCGATGTTGAGCGAAATCCATATTCCCCACAATCATATTCATTGCATTCGCATGGAGAACCAGATTACGAGCAACTTCTTTTCGATCTACTGAACCGAAGAAGTCTTGACGATATAATTTCTCAAACTGTGTACGCGAACCCTTGGCGCCGAGAAACTTAGCGCAGGTGATTCCTGGTGCCAGTTTAGTCTCGGAGGTTATGCGAGATATTAACTCAGGGT